AGAATAAAGAAAGAGATTAAACGCTCGCCCTACCATCTTTTTAGAGTTTTTCTTGCCCTTACCAACATGACCAACAAAAACAGTATTACCAATCTGCACGAGATCGGTTCGAGGTAGTGTGAACTCAGCGGCAACTGCTGCTAGTGCAACTTCTTTTGGATACTTCAGGTCTGGCATGTTATACGCAGACCGCGCAACAATTTCAGGACCCGCTAGCAATTTCTCCTTACTATTAACTAGTTCCACTTTACACCCCCCGTGAAAACAACGCAGCCGAGTATATGTTACCCATGCCAGCGGCAAGGCTGAGCATTAGGCCCTCGGGGATGGGGGCGTCAGAAGACAAGAACACAGAATCATCCTGAGTTCTATTTAGGATTTTCGGCACGAGGCCGCTTTCTAGGTCGCGTAGCAACAATCCAGTCTCCAATAGTCCGCTAGCACCCATTGTATGTCCAATACGTGGTTTGTAGGATGTTGCTACAAACTCGTTTAGAGAACGTAGGAGTGCCGATTTTTCCGCAGCATTGTTGACTGGCGTGCCAGTTCCATGCGTTTTAACTAACCTTACATCATTTTGATGTGCTTTGGCTACAAATAATGCACCTTCGATAGCTTTACTAAAGCCTGAACCGTCATCACGTTGCCCTAGAGGGTTTGTATTGTCCTCTGCGGAGCTATACGCGCCAACGAATTTAGCTAAAGGGTCAGCCATACCCGCGTGTTCCTTCTCGAATATAGCAACTACAGCACCTTGTCCAATATGAAATCCTTGGTTCTTATTATCAAACGCAGAGGGCTGGCGCTCTCCTTCGTCTTTGTACTGCAAACTAGCGCCTGCTTCACCAAAGAACTCTAGGACAAGGTTGTTCACACTATCCTCACCACTAAATACAATAACCCGATCAAATCCATAGTTATCCATTAATGTTTGCATATTCATTAATACATGTAGGCTAGATGCGCAAGCGCTAGCATCTGTTGACACGTGATCATGTACTCCAAACATACTTGCAATACGACCTGCGTATATGTTGGTTAGTACAATAAACGGTACTTTTACCTTGTAATGCAGTTTTGTATCGGGGTCTTTGTCATACCGTCCGTTATTGCCCATCCAGCCCTGATTACCAGCAGCAAAAATAAATCCTGTCTTACCTTTGACAGGGTTGTCAGCCACATAACTACGTAGCTCATCGTCAATAAGGCTTTCTATCAGCACATGAGGGGGGTACTTCAATCCAGATTTTGCTCTGCGAAACGTATCCGGTAGGATATGAGCGTGCTGGGGATAAGGTATATCGTCAATCAGAGTAGTATCGATTGTGCACGTTGTTCGGCACTGGGTCATGTAAATCATGATAGCTCCTCTACAAGTGCTTTAATCGAATCAAACTCGTCTTCGGGGTCTTTAGTTTTGTGCTCGAATATAAAGTTTCTTAGTAACTCTACGCTTTCATAGGGCCACTGATCGTTTATTTCTTCGTCTTCAGGGATGCCATAAGCCTCTCCAAATACAAAGAAAGTTAGTGTTACATCTAAACTGTCAAGATTAGTTACATCTTCAGTTATCGGAGTTTCAAGGGATTCGGCAGGTATGAAGTCATTAGTGACTACTTTTAATGCTGCACCGATAGCGTTAAACAATTCTAAAAAATCAAAAGTCATGGTTCGCTCCTGTTATAGGGTCCAACCAGTATAGATGGTGTGTTACATTAGGCAAGCACACACTATGAGTTGCTAACAAATGATATAGCAACCGCAGCGGACGCAACCGCAGGTCGTACAGACGTTGCAGAATCGGCGTGTAATTCCACGTTTGTGTCATCAGTAGCCCAGAAAATTTCTACGTAATCAGTTGCAGAAAGCACTAAAGAGCCGTTCCAATTTGCAATGTCTTTCTTACCACTCCCTGTAATGTTATATATGTGTGCGCTATAAACCTCACTAGTACCATTTTTCTTGACCCATATAGATATGTTTTTAGCAGAAGCGTCAGTAGATGCTAACTGTAAAGTTGTTTTCACGTAATACACACCGTCATTTACTACAGTCAAACGTGAGTTACTAGCTACACTAACACCACTGTTCCCACGAATTGTATTAAACGTTACAGCGTATCCTGTGTCTACATTAGAAGCTGTTTGATCTACAGTGCTGTAAAAAATACCGTAAGGAAACAAAATAAACTTACCACCATTGTCTTCTGCAAATACGTTAGAAACCATAGTTACAAGGCGGTTAAAGAACAACCGCAGAACATTGCTGTTTTGATCCATAAACGGGCGTTCATATGTATCTGGGGCTAACGGCAAAGCGGGTGGCTCTACACGTTGAAGTTCATTAGACATTAGCGTCTCCCGTCAGAACGCATATCTACTCTGGGCGACCCAAGCTGCCATTTGACTCCTAATTCAGTAGAAGCCACTTCTATTGACATTTGACGCCCGCGCACTCGGGTATTTACTTGTCCTGTAAATTGCTCAATAGGCACAGTAGCAGTTCTTGTAACCGTATCTGTTGCACTTCCTCCTTCTGAAAGTGGGCTGTTATAACCCGATCCTGAGTTAGCTAAAGGAAGTAAAGTCATTGTCGCACTGGGAGATGTAGCTGTAGACCCCTCAAATGTAACATCAGGCATTATGCGCCATACAAATACAAACCTGTCTCCATCATCAATATCAAACTGCCCAGAGGTAATTGTTGCTGCAATTGGTGCAGGTGTATCTGTTTGGTTGTCATCTGCACCTTGCTCATGGTTTACAAGGTTATAGCTATAAGTCGCGGCAAGGGGAAAATCACGTAGTCCAGAATCTAGCCACGCTGTACGCGCTAAAGTGCCGTAATACCACGCCTGTTCGAGATAGTTAAACACTACATACTTGTCTACCGTATCGCTATCTGCGGAACAGTAGAACCACCATACTTCGTGAAATGCTTCGTTTGTACCCGCAAATACTTGGTCATACTGTAAGGTATTAAAATCTTCAAACACGTAACGACGTACGTTGCAAGGCAGTGGTTGGCTACGCCCATCATACATGTAGAACTTATCTTTACCCATCCAAAAAGCTACACCACTAGCAAAAGCCACGGTGTTTTGAGAGGCAGTAGATATATTATCTCCGACCAATTGAGCGCCCCATACAGCGGGTGCGCCTTGATACTGTAACGAGTATAGCGAAGAGTTGGTCCAAACGAGGACCTCTTGACGTGCTTGTTTAGCCGCGACTATCTCAGTTCCCCGTGATAGTCTTAAGGACCCCGCTTGATTTGTAGATGCCGGTGTCCACTGCGCTACATTTTCTTGGTCAGACCAACGGATGAGCATTGGGTCAACGGTAGCAGTACCAACATCATTAGTACCAAAACAAAACACAAAACGGTTTATGTCTGATACTAAAATCAAATTTTGTGTGACGGGTACATTAGACGCACCGCCAAGAGATGACAAGTAAACACCACGGGTATTTATTCCATTTGTAGCATCCCAATAGAAAATAGCGCCCCCACGAGAGCCAAATACAAGGTCTTCTCCAAAATTAAATTGGCTCCACAGACGTATAGATTCGGTAGAAACACCACCTGTACCCCAAACATCTGCACTCCATTCACCACCGCCCCATCCAGTTAAAGGTACTGCGTACGGCTCTCCAGTACGGATTTGATACGCACCTATCACCGATCCTCCGCCAGTACCTGTGTCTGATGAATTGGCTGTAGCAGTAGCGGTTATTGTATAAGTATTTGCGCTGGGGACAGTAACAATCTGGTAGTCAGCATTTAATACATTAGCTGTTATAGCGCCACCTAATGATACAGCTTGACTAAACGTAACAAAATCATTTTCACGAACGCCGTGACCTACATCAGTAACAGTAAGAGTTGCTGACCCATTAGTAGCGGCAAACGTCACATCTCCCGCAGAAGTAGTGTTACGAATAGGTGTAATATCGTTATACTCACCACCTTGCTCTAAATAGAACTTGAGGTGTGTACCAACACCAGTACGGTTAATACTACCTAATGTTGTCCAATTCCATAGAGATCGGCAAACACCAAGAAACGAAGTACTTGAAATACGTTGCCAGCCACCTATCTTTTCGGGAAACCCTTGTCTGAAGCGTACTTTATCGCACTCGTACCAACCAGCTTCATTGGAATAACGTGTTACTTCTCGGTTGATACCGGGTTTAAATACTAACTTCTTTAGAGCCATAGTTCACCTACATAGTTTCACCAAAGACAACGGGTAATGTCGTAACTTGTATAGTCACGTGCTGTTTTAGGTTTAGCGTCTCGCCGCAATCAGAACAAGTATCTGCTTTGACTTCTAATTCATCAAGGTCATATCCGCAATGTGCGCATACTATTTCTATCGTATGAGCAGGATTAACACCTTGGGCTGTTTCTTTTGCATCAACTGTAGTTTTCATACTACACCACCAATTCAAAGTGGGGGCCGTCAATAAAGGGCCGTTTGCCTTGACTACGACGTAAATCTACGTATGCGTTCATAGCTTCTTCCATTGTACCATCCCACTCACAGATGTCTGGAATATGCCATGCGGCACCCCAACGAATTCCGACTCCAGCGGTTTTAGCACCTTCTTTCATAGCGTCTGCAAGGTCATCATATAGGTTTAATTCCCATGAACCCCTAGACCTAATATAGGCCATGAGGTCTACAGCATGACCACCAATATGTTTAGATTTCATTGTTTTACTTGCGCCTGCGTTAACAAGTTTACGTTGTTCTTCTACCGTACGTAATCCACAGATAACACCAAAATCAACTTTAGTGTTGTGTATTGCTTGTTTAACTACGGCAACGAGCCGCTCATCAATACCGTTTAACCTATCGAGGCTGCGTTGTGATAACTTAAAACTCATTTTGCTACGCCTTTCACACGCTCGAACGATCTTAGACCACCCAGACCCAACATACCCATCAGAACGGGCATCATCACGCCCATGTCTGCTTGTGGGATAACTACACCAAACCCTGCGGCAATTGGCGATATTAAAAAATTGACGGCTAAACCAAGAACGCAAACATACCCACATAAGGGTCTCCAAGACGATTGAAAGAAGTTTCCTTTGGCGTCAGCAGTATTTAACGCAATTTGCGCTAGGGCAATCTCCTGCCCGTGTCTTTCTGCCATGGTCCCAATCTCATGGGCCAACTTTGCTTTTTGGTCTTTATCTTCAATAAACTTGTCTAACAGCCCTGAAACGGGGCCAACCAAGCTCCCTACGATGCCTCCTATCACTGCCACCTCCTTAACCTGAACTACTGGGAATATTGAAACAGCAGGTTAATTTCACTGTCCCGCCTCCCAGAATTTTTCCGGGGGCAAACGCTTCATAATTTCCGACATCACGGAGTTGTTTTCTTGCAGTTGATCATCGATAGCCGTGAGCCGCGTTTCTAGGACCGCAATAGTAATGGTGTTCTGGCTCACTGTCTGGGCCACTGGCTTTACTGCCACCTCTACCGCATCTTCTGCGGCGTCTTCTGCTACAAACGTAACGTAAACCGTCATAATTGCAAAGCACATTGAAGCCACTGCAACTATGGCGGTTATTTTATTCCACAAATTGGTTGCTTCTTTAGACACTTGGTATTCCTAATAAAAGCTCATCGAGTCTTGTTTGGTCTGCAATTATTCCTGTGCTGCTACGGCGTATGCGTCTTTACAAGCCTGTGTGAATACGGTGGCGCAGATAGCAGATACATCAGAATCTTCTGCGCTTAGGTCAGCATTAGGCATGACTACGTGACGATGGAAAGACCGTGAGATCTCTCCACCGTCCCGCTTGATAACTGATGCTGTTCTTACTTGAACGCATGACCAAGAGCCGTTATTAATTACCTCAATCTTGTCGTTCACTATTTCTTCTGTTAGTGCCATTTTTATCTCCTTTGCTTGGACTGTCTGTGCCTAGAGTCCACTAGGCGTATGGTTATTGATCTGTAAAGTATGAAATTGCAGCAACCTTTACTCCTGCTGACGCATTAATCGGTTTCTAAATAAGAAAAGTGACCCATCAGGTCACAATCATCAGCCAAACAATACGTCGTATGGGACGCAGCGGCAGGATTAGCGGGATTTAGGTGCCAATCGAGGGGCGTGAAGGCCGCATCATCGTCCCTATGCATCGTAAGCACCGCTTCAGCACCCGTTTGATGCAGATAAATTCCCCGTGGTGACTGATAGTTTTCATCTTCAAAGTACTTGACCCACGATAAATATCCACCACCAATAGATCCAGCGTAATCCGAGCCTCCATTAACCCAATCGACAGTATACGGCAAGCCCTCTATACGCAATATTCCCTGACCTTTACTGGTTACTACGTCTGCCGTGAGCCTAAACCAGCAAGTAACTAATCTGCCAACCTTTGTATAATAACCTGACTGTACGGCATAAGTCAGATTGGGTGCAGTTTCACCGTAACTTGTCGCGTATACCGGTGTCCATGTTCCCTCCTCGTAGGACGCTCCAGCCGCCACGTTTGTAGTGCGCCCCGTTTCTTGCCAAACTTGATCGTTGAACATAGTCAGCGTCAGTGTGTCTGCTACAGCCATCACGAAGTTAGCAGAGCCATCCAAGATGATAGCAGCGTTATCCGTGATCGTTTTTGCGTGTTCCGCAAGAATGTGAATCGTCTGCCCCACAACCCCATCGTCAAAGTCGGTAATCGTCGTAGTGTCGCCTGTCACGAAATAGTTACCTGCCGAAACCGACGGTGTACCATCGCTCGAAAGTGTAGTAATGGTCGAGTGTGATACCCGTCCACCAACTGCGGCATTACCCGATAAGAAGATATTACGTGGGCGTGTAGCGCCCGATGCGCCTATATCGTAGGTATCGTCAGTAAATATAAGGTTTGATTTGATTGTACTATTAACAGTTAGATCATCTGCTGCAGCATCACCAATCGTCGTATCACCAGAAATTGTAACAGTGACAGCAGATAAACTACCTACAGATGTAATGTCATTGCCTTGTGAATCTAAGTTACCGCCAAGCTGGGGTGTGGTGTCCTCTACAACATTTGCAATAGCACTAGATGTCGCTAGACCTTGTACTATTGTGCTACGTGTTACTTTCTTTAAGCCGCCACCTGAAGTGTCAATAGCTAAGAATACGTCATCACTCGCTATTGAAGATAGTTCTGATAGACTGCCGATTGTAGTTGGACTAAAGTTAGTACCGTCTGCGACCAACAATGCGTCTGCGGTATTAGTACCCATTGTAATATCATCGCCCGAAACAGTCAAATCTACAAACGTAGGGCTGTCGGTAGTTGCCAGGCCCTGATTGATAGCCTTAACACTTGCGAGGTCAGTTAGCTCACTGTCCATTAGTGCACCCGCAGCTGTAACACTTGTTGTGCTTACAACGTCTGCTCCTGCTTCAATACCGTCTAACTTAGTATGGTCAGCATCAGTAAAAACATTAGAATCTGATGCAGCTTCAACCGCTGTTCGGATCTCAGCGTTTGTTTGGTCTGCGGTAGCTGAAGCTTCAATACCGTCTAACTTAGTTCCATCTGTTGCTACATCACGACCATCAACTGTACCGCCAACACTTATGTTTCCAGCTATAGTTATGTTTGTTTCAAGCATTGAGCTAACAATAGCGCCAGCGCCAATTACAAAATCTAAGGTGTTATCAGCATCGTCGTATGTAACTGCAATACCTGTTTCAGTGTTGCTTGTTACCATTGCACCTACAGTGTCTGCAATAGTTTCTGAGAGCGTGATGCCAGCAATAGTAATCGCATCAGCTTCTAATGTGCCATTGATGTATGCGTCTTTAAACTGTAGGGCGCTTGCTCCTAAATCAATATCATTATCAGTTACCGGAACTATTGCGCCATCTTGGATACGAACTTGTTCAACAGCCGAGCTGCTTACTTCAACAAAGAAACCCCAACGGTTATTAGTGCTATCTACAACAAGTTTATTTAAAAAATCCTGGTCGCCAATAGTCTCAATATTGCCGCCTTCTCCAGCACCACCATCGTGTTGATGTCCTGTTGTACCTGAAGCAGCATAAACAAAAGCATTTAAAAGTTGGTTATATT